TGAAGCAGCAAAGTCAGCTGTACTTTCAGCTCGTCAAGCACTTCATATAGCAAAAAATGCGGGAATAATGCAACAGAATGAGATGAGGGCTGAAGGGCAGATAACAAAATTCAAGTCTGAAAACTTTGCTTGGTCGAAGCAACAACAAGCAGTACAAGAACAAGTTTTAAAAGCCTTAGCAAAGGGTATAGATATTACTCCTGAGTGGCTTGAGACTACAAAAGAAATAGTAGCAGAAAACGCTAAATTAACTCGTGAGTATGAGATGCAAGCAACTATCAGAGATTCGATGAATGCTGGCCTGGCGGACGGTATAGCTGCTCTTATAAAAAATGAAGAAAAAAGCTTTAAAGACGCAATGCTCACACTCGCAGAAAGTGTATTAAGCGCAATCGCAGACAAACTAGCCGAACGGCTGGCAGAGAATATAATGGATGCGATCTTTGGAGCTGATACTACAGCCGCTAAAATTAAGATTGCTATGAATAAAGGCGCGGCAACAACCGCAAAAGCAATTACCAAATCTAGCCAGACCGGTGCAGAAGCTATGGGTAACGCGATTGAAACGGCTTGTAGAGTAGGAGCTGCTGAACTTGCTGCAAATCTTTGCACTCCAAAATGCCCAGGAGGAGGTGAAGAAGCAGGAGCTGCAGCTGCAGCTGTTGTTGGAGCAGTAAAGGCAGTGCTGAAAAACTCCGGAGCAACAACACATCCAGTTCCAGATACAGGAGAAGGTATAGAAACTAGTTGGCCACGTGAAGGGAATCCTGCTCCAGATAGTCCCCCAATGAATGGCCCTGAATTTATGCCTACAGCATCTACTGTGGCTAAAGACATTGAAACAGGTGTCTCAGCAGCTCTTGAAGAGGATGGAGGTTTTTTCGCTAACATTGCGGAAATACTCGACACGACAGTTGGTGCGGTCACAGGCTTATTCAAGTCAAAGGGTGCTGAGGACGCAAAGAAAGAAAAAGGATTCTTCCAAAATCTGTGGGATATGTTTATGAACTTAGGAAACTGGATTATAGGTTTATTTAAATCAAAAGAAGGCGAGGAAGGTGATGAAGGAGGACTAATGTCTATGCTTGGAGACATGGGTAAATGGGTAATGAATTTGTTCGGGGAAAAAGACAAAGCTGAGGGAGAAAGTGAGACTGGATTCTTTTCAAAACTGGGAAGCTTCTTTTCCGATTTTGGCTCTACTATAATGAACCTCTTTGCTCCTGGTTCCGGCGGTGGCGGCGGCGGCGGCGGCGGAGGTGATTTCCTTTCAACTGCTATTACCTGGATATCGAGTTTATTTGGAGCACCAGCTCCTGCGGCGAGAAACGGAGGTGTTATTAGCATGGGACAGAAAGTTCAGGGCTATGCAACCGGAGGAGTAGCAAGAGGGCCAGGAGCTGGGTACCCAGCACTACTACATGGAACAGAAGCAGTCGTACCCTTACCTAATGGTAAGTCTATACCTGTAGATATGCCTCAGAACGCAGGTCAGCAAAACAATAGTGTAGTTGTAAACATAAGTCAGGACGGTTCAGTAAGTACGTCAGATAGTTCTGGTCCTGATTTCGAGAGACTTGGTGCACATATAGCAAAAGCGGTTCAAAAAGAACTACAAACACAAAAAAGATCAGGAGGCATACTTAGCCCCTATGGAGTAGCATAATGGCATTGGGATTTACTGTAGGGGCAACAAATATATCCCCCGATAAACAACTTACTCGTAGCACCTCACCAAAAGTGAAGCTAGCTACGTTTGGAGATGGTTATGAGCAAAGATTAAGAGATGGTATCAATGGTTTATCAGAATCATATAACTTGTCTTTCAATAACCGCACAAAAAATGATATTGACGATATAGTAGCTTTTTTCGATACAAAACACGGTGTAGTACCTTTTAACTTTACAATTCCAGATTCGAATGGTTCTGGCTCGGAGACTACAATTACAGTAGTGTGTGATACTTACACACAAAAATACGACTATGATAATTTTTATAGTGCCACAGCAACTTTTAGAAGAGTATATGAATAATGAGTAATGTAATTGCATCAGATGTACAGGGGCAGTACATTGATAGCCCCCTTGTAACCCTTTTTGAACTAGAAATTAACGGCAGTTTCGTTTACTTTCATAGCGGAGTAGATACTTCTTTAGGAGATGTAAAGTTTATATCGTTAGATGGATCGACTATTAATACTTATGTACCTCTGCCTATAGAAATAGATAAAATGCAGATACAAGCAGACGGAGCGCAAAGTAGGCCAGAAATAACCATGGCCAACGTTACTACAGTATTTAAAGCTTCACTTAATGGTCTAAAGAACAAAGACTTAATCGGCAAGACTTTAATTCGTAGACAAACCCTTGCACGACACTTAGTAGGAGGAAATCCAGGTAGTTCCACAGGGCAGATACCTATTGAGTTCCCTACTCGACGATATATTATTGATAGAATTTCCGCAGAGACAGGTACTCATATATCTTTTGAGCTAGCGTCTCCTCTAGATCTCGAAGGCATAGATTTACCTCGTAGAAGAATAATAGGAAAATACTGTAGTTGGGCATATCAAGGTTTCTATTCTACACCTAGCTATGGAGGTTGTACTTGGAAGAAGGACAGTAAGTACTCACACGCAAATACGGCAGGGAATACAGCTAAGTTCAATCACTTTTATTTTACAGAAGACGACAATCCTATAATCCCTGCTACAAGTCCTGAAATTTATGCTACTTACTCTGCCTCGACAACTTATACTACTTCAAGTATTGTAATATATGATAGTGGTAAGACCTGGCTTAGCTTATATGATGATAACTTAAACTATACACCTTCAACCTCTTCAGCATACTGGAAAGAGTGCTATAGATATATTGATTGGGATGCTTCTACAACTTTTTCTGTTGGAGACTATGCAAAGCATGGCACTTCAGGGCAGGAAACTGTCTGGGTTTGTGTTGCTGAACATGTAAACCAAGCCCCAACAACAGTTACTGGAAGAATTTATTGGAGACGCGGAGATGTGTGCGGAAAAGCTCTAACTTCTTGTAAATCTAGATTTCAAGCAGTTCCTGCTAACAAAGATGTCGACGAATATGGCCCCTCTTCTAAATACAATACGGCACATACCTTACCTTTCGGAGCATTTCCTGCGAGTGGAAGCTACAGATGATAACACTTTTAGATCAAATCGAACAACATTTAAAAGAGTGGTACCCAAAAGAAGGTTGTGGAGTAATAGGAGTAGTAAGAGGAGAGTTAAAATGGTTTCCTTGCGACAATATAGCAGAGAAGGGAACTGAGTTTGTAATTGACTCAGGCCAGTACATTACTATATCACAAAAATGCGATATAGTAGGAATAGTTCATAGCCACCCAGATGCCTCCCCTGAACCTAGTAATTTTGATATAAAGTACTGCAATGCGTTAGGAATTCCTTATTACATTTTTAGTTATCCAGAGATGGATATGTTTAAATTAGACCCTATTCGTGAAACTAAATCTTTGGTCGGAAGAGACTATGAACTAGGAGTCAATGACTGCTTTTCTGCAATTACAGATTATTACAAGTCTAAAGATTTAACAATATTGAAACGTCCTTTCCACCTCCCTAAAGATCGTTGGTGGATAGACGGGGCTGATTATTTTACAGAGAACAATATAAACACTTGGGGCTTCAATAAAGTAGAAGGCCCTATGCAAGAGGGAGACTTGTTAATTTTTAAAGTAATGTCAGAAGTATCAAATCATTGTGGAGTATATATTGGAGAAGACCTTTTTTACCACCACGCAATAAATAGAATATCATGTAGAGAGAATCTTTTCCCTCAATGGAAGAAATATATAATTGGAGTATATCGTTATGATGCGTAAAGTTTACTTAGTTGGCGACTTAGCCGAAAAATTTGGAAGCAGTTTTAAAGTAGAAGCCTCTACTTATGTAGACGTTATTAAGTGTATGGAATCAAACCATCCAACGTTTAGAAGATACCTATTAGATGCAAACGAAAAAGGTATAGGCTTTACTTTTCAAACAGAAAATGATCCTCTCAAACTAGAAGAGGAGCTTCTACTTCCACTAAGGGAAGGAGATATTACTTTTGCAGCTATCCCCGCCGGATCAGGTGGCGATGTAGTTAAGGTTATAGCAGGCGCAATCTTAATATTCTACGCAGCCCCATTAGCCGGCATGGCCGGGCTCAGTGCAGGAGCAACAACTGCACTGACTACTGCAATTTCAACGCTCGGAACTAGTTTAGCTCTGCAAGGAATTGGAGGAATAATGGCTCCGGATCCCGCCACTGACGCAGGGACAGAAGACTACCTATTTGACGGTCAGGGACAAAATATTAAAGAGGGAGATCCAGTTCCTGTATTCTACGGAGAGTTAAGGATACCGGGTAGACCTATATCCATGGCAATGGATGCAGTTGATCAACCTATGTGGGGGGAAGCTACAAAGGCGGGAAGAACTCCTGGAGTAATAGATCTAGAAGGAAACAGGCTAGAGGGTACCTTTTATGGGTCTACTCAAGATATAACTGTTACAGATGTTATTGCAGAAGGCCCCATACACGGCCTAGTACATGGCTTATCTTCTATATTTTTGAATGATGATAGAATTCAACCCTTGGCGCAAGGGTCGCAACTAACATCGACAGGCCCAGCGCGAATCAGTTTAACAGCTGGTAGCTCTGTTATGACTAGTGTGGGCGGTGGAGATATTAAGTTTCCCGCTCCCCCAAACTTCATCAACATCTATGGTACGTTTTTCAAAAGTATCATAGTAAAGAAAGGGCTTGGAACAGCCACCGTTATCGCCACTGACGACCCTCTTAGCGAAAATAATTCTCGAAGCTATACTCTTACTGCATCAACAGCTTTTTTCAATGAACATATGATGCAGGACCAAATATCGGCATATGACGCTACTATTGATAAGCTGTCCGACGCATATAAACCGCCACCTTTTGATGCTATAACATTGACAGACTCAACTGGTCTTCAGGTCAAAGGTCGTCTTACTAAAATTTCTGCAAATGGATTAACTGCCACTTTTACAGGGGCCACAGACGGAATAGAAGCCGATCATGTAGTCTTGTCAGGAAGTTATTCTATAGAAGTAGATAAGATAATCTTAAATGTGTCCTTTAACGAAAACAATCTGAGCGTAGGTAGTATACGTGAATGGCCATCGGCCTTTGCCTATGCGAATTGGGCTGTTTATGCAGGCAGCGGGATAAGCAGTACACAAGAGTTTGCATTCGAGGTATGGGAAACTAAATTAACTACTGGGCAGTTAGATATCTGGAAAGGTAATCAAGAGAATTTTACCGGGACGTATGAAGGGCTATCGGCACAATTTAGGCGCGGTACTATTGATCAAGCGCCTTTCTCAGGCTTTGCAGGATCGGGGGTGCAATCTATACCAGGAGGTACTATCTCACCCACTGAGTTGAAACAAACCGCCGCGGCTCATGCCGAGATAGTGGCGGCAGGCGGAGATACGCACCCCGACGACACGGCGGACGCGGCAGGTATATTTGCTACGGAAATAATAGGAGTTTCTAGTACAGCAGGTTTTCGACTAAGTCTTGAGCAAGCACAGCAAGCTGACCAAGTTAAAATAAATATTGGATATCCAGGAAGTCTCTATAGCCAGAAAAAAGGAGAAGACAAACACGGAGAAGCGTCCGCACATTATAGGTTTTCAATAGCTATTCAAAAACCCGGAAATGCAACCTTTGACGACCCCATAGTAATACAGGGTATTAAATCTCATTTTGGGGATGGTGACGAAAATTGGGGTGGCACAAAAGATGCAGTACTTTTTGAAGAAGTTATATCTCTAGCACGATACAAGCCTTTTATTAACTTTAAAGTATTCGTAGAGAGGCTCAGCTCAGACGTACATGCGAGATATAAGGTACATAGCTCCACTGGCCCGTTAAATCTCAAACGTGGCGTGTGGATTCAAACAGCCGGATCTCAGATACAAGGAGTTACTACTATTATTAAAGAGCCTATGAGCTACCCTTACACTGCTTTAGGTCAAGTAAGTTTTAACTCCGAACAATTTAAGACCCTACCAACTCGTTCATATCACATGAAGGGTTTATTGGTTAAAGTCCCTTCCAACTATGTAACAAGAGACGAAAATGGAGGTATAGCTTCTTATACAAGAGATTCTAGTGATAATATCCAAACTACGTATCAAGACTGGGATGGAACCTTTAGAACTGCTAAAGTATACACTAATAACCCTGCTTGGGTCTTTTATGATATTCTTATTAATAATCGCTATGGTCTAGGGAGCTTTCTTGAAGAGACACTAATAGATAAATACTCTTTGTATAGAATAGCAAGATATTGCGACGAGCTTGTACCCGATGGATTCGGAGGAGAGGAGCCAAGATTCACGGCTAATCTACTACTCGCCAAATCAGCAGACTGCTACAAAGTTCTCAAGGATATGGCCACAACATTTAGAAGTATGATCTATTGGATGGATGGTCAAGTATATCCTGTGATAGATCAAGCAAAAGAACCTGTGTACAACTTTTCTAAAGGCAATATAATTGATGGTGCTTTTGTTTACGAAAGTACAGGAAGTAAAACTAGATATAATCAAATTGTTGTTTCCTGGAACAATCCAGACGCAAGTTACATGCTCGAAGCATTAATTGTAGAAGACAAGCGAGATATCATAGAGAATGCAAGAATTATAACCGAAGAAGCTGTCGCGTTTGGCTGTACTTCAGAAGGTCAAGCCAAGCGCTATGGCCGTTGGAAGCTTTGGACGGCAATTAATCAAACAGAAGTAGTCAGCTTTGCAACCTCTATTAATGCAGCTTTTTTAGCTCCGGGAGACATTATAAATGTTCAAGATGCAGATAGACATGCTGTACGTTTCAGTGGCAGAATAAGTGCAGCTGCTACGCCTACAACAACCAGTTTAATTCTTGACGGGCCCATCAACCTAATATCTAATCGTAGCTATGAACTAAGTGTTTTAATTGCGGAACCAGGAGCCTTTTTAGCTCAAACTAGTGCTGTAATAGGTAGTGTGACTTATAGCAGAGGAGATTTAATACCTACGATTACTACAGAAACTGCTGCTAGTAATCTAGTAGATGACAGTTCTAATTCTGTTGAAGTAACTTGGTCAGAATATACTCGGGTAGAGAAAGCCGCTATTAGTAATACAGTGCCTGACTCAAATGTCAATGCTATAACCATTGCTAGTGCGAATGCCTTTACAGAAGCGCCCACAGTGGGTGCTATCTGGGTTATTACTGAAAAAGATGCTAATGGTAATGCTTTTGAGGGATCACCTAAAGAATACAAAATTCTAAGTATATCTCAGTCCAGTGAAACTGACCAAAATATAACCGCAGTCGAACATTATAATGAAAAATTCGATTCAATAGAGAATAACTTTGTAGCGTATCACGAGGAAGTTTTAATCCCTTCTATAAGGGCTACAGATGTTGTTCCGCCACCTCTTGATCTTCAAGCGACCTTTTTACCTGCAACCTCAGCGGAAGGACAGAATTTTAAAATATCGTGGACACACCCTGCTGCTCTAAATGCCTCTGCCGGTACTTACTATGAATATTTAGCAGGTTATGAAATCGTACATAATATCACTAGCTTACAAACTCCTTTAAGAGTGCCTGCAGGCGTCAATTCGATAGTGGCCAAGGACACTCCTGAAGGCGAGTATATAGTTAAAGTGCGTACGGTAAACACTTTGGACAATAGATCTACAAGTAAAGTAGCCACAATAACCATAGGTGATGTTAAGGCTTTATCAGGTCTTCAGTACCCACTAGGAATCCCTGTTGGAGGCACTAGTAATGTAGGTATGAGCATAGACGCATCAGGTAAATTTAGTTTAGGCACTACGAAGCCCGGAGTTAAAGGTAGCTATATAATAATTCCTCAGAGTACTGATGGTACTATTTTTAAAGGTACCAGCGTTAACCCTGAGACTATGTATGAACAGGATTGCTCAGGTTTAGCTAACATACCGGCTGGGCCCGCTACTCCTTCATTCAACGCCAATCATCATTATATTCTAATGGATGCGTCTTCTGTGAGTGATCGTTTAAAACTAATTAAATACGATAACACAACTTATGCTCATCCTTACTGGTATGATGCGGGTAATGGTAGTGATACTTCAGGACTAATAACTTTAACAGGTACGATTACTAAAGCAGCTAGTTCGAATCTTATTGTAGGCACAGGAACAAGTTTTAGCACTGAATGTAAGGTAGGAGAGGTGTTTAAAGCAACAAATCATAATGATTTATATAGAATTGTCGGTATTGATAGTAATACCTCAATGGTAGTGGATAAGTCTGTAGCTACTGCCTATGCCTCACAATCATTTCAGACAACAAATATATTTATAGATACCGAAGAAGATATAATAGTAGCAAAAGTATTTAGGAACAACCCATACATACTAATTCCTTTAGTATCTATAAGCGCAGATATTCTTGACGCAGGGTCTATTATTGCAGTAGGCACTATTGATGATACTATTATAGGTGATAATACAATAACAGGTGCCAGTATAAAAACAGGTTCGATTACCTATGATAAAATTGCAGCTCATACTATTCGTGGGGAGAATATTTATCCCCACACAAAAATAGCTGTATACCAGAAAGACGGTGCTGGTGATACTGTTGATAGCTCTTATGCTGCATTGGATGGTGCCAATGAGAATTGGAGAGTATACGCGGGAAGTGAAAGTCCTCAGGTAGCCCCGCTTAGGGTAGCAAACAATGGTCATGCGGTAGCTAAGAACTTACAGCTATACAGAGACAATGGTACTATACACTTTGATTCTACTACTGGTGTTAGTGCATCTGCTATTGCTCAGACAGCTGGCGGAATAGAAAAAGCTAGAATATATAATCTTCCTGCTACTTTAACAGCAGACTTTAATACAGCAGTTGGAACTACGTATCAAAAAATAGAAATTGAAGAAACTACCGATGTAACCTTTAAGATGAGAGTACCTGTAGACAATTTCTCAAAGCATCTCAGTGAAGAGTATTTTGCACAGAATATAGAGTCGTCTTCCCTAGGTTTGACAATATTTGCCCACGACCATGGAGCAAATTATAAAAGATCAGATCTTCAAGTAACAAGAGATGGTGGTGCAACGTTTTCCTCTTTTGACAGAGCTTTAAAAGGTGGAGAAGTTATAGTAATAGCTATACATGGTGCTGACCAAGGGTACACCAAACTTACAACTGTTACTGGAGCTACTAAACTAGATGGTACAGCTTACCCCGCGAGTACTACGCTGACAAAGAATAAACAAGAATTCTCTTTCAAAGCAGTCGCAGGGCAAGAGTTTGGATTTTTAGTAGAAAGAGCTGGAGAGAGTAATATAGCTTTCAAAGCTGGTTTATCAGGTCAGGGTCCTGAATTATATAGTAGAGCATCGACACCTTACTCTTATGTAGCAGAGGATTTGAACACAAGTATTCAGACTTGGTATTATGACGGAAATTTACTAGGTACTAACACTAATGATCTTGGCACTCTCACTGCCGGAGGCGTAGAGTATACTAGACTATTATATAAAGAGACTGTAACAGGATATGCTAATAGTCAAGGTACTACAGTTGTATATTATTCAATAAAAGGGGCTGATATTGCGGCAACTGTTGAGAATACTACAGCTGTGCCTGATCTAACAGCTACTATCTTAACTCATATACCTACTAGTATCAAAGCAAGAATGTTTGAAAGAACCAGTCTTGCTGACGCAAGCCCCGCCACTATAATTGATCATTGGTCTACAAACAACTTTACAAGAGTCACTTCCGGAACACCTACTGCTAATCAGTACATAGTAACACCCAATTTAGATAATGCCGTATCAGCAGGAATTATAGAATCTGATTACAGTATCGACTATCCTAGAACTGGAACTCTTGGAGCAGTAGATGGTGAAGGGTATATTACAAAAGAAGTAACAAGGACTCTTACCGTAGGTATATACTATTTTGATATTGAGATAGAGTTTACAGGAGGAATAGCTCCTATTGCCGAGGGTTCTCGGTTACTCGAGGCAATTGCAGACCCTGCTAGCAGAGGTTTTCTAGTTCTTGATCAAGGATACGGCACTACAGGTCTAGCAGATGGAGATATTACTTCCATTATTGCAGGAGATGGAATAACAGGGCCTGACACTATAAAAGGTGACGCAACTATTTCTGTAGACTCGACAGTTGTAAGGACTGCTGGTGTTCAAACTATAGCAGGAGCAAAAACGTTTAGTAGCGATATTACAACTATAGCTCCTGCTAGTGCGGGTAATTCTAGTCAGTGGAACACTGCTTATGCTTATTCCCAGATAGGGCATCTACCTCTAAGTGGTGGTATAATGACCGGTGCCATAGCAATGAGTACTTCCAAGATTACAGGTCTTGGTGATCCTACAGCAAACCAAGATGCAGTAACAAAAGCTTATACAGATGCAGCAGATGGTTTATTATCGGCAGCAGATGATTTAAAATTAGATCTAGCCGGCGGAACGCTTACAGGCAATTTGATAGGATTAGAGGCTGACTTTACAAACCTAAAAATAGGCGGTACAGAGGTCATAGACTCTAATCGTAACCTAAAGAATATCAGTGGCGTAGACGTTACTTTAGAGATAAAAATTAATAATAGTGCTCTAGTAGATGCTAATAAGAAACTTTTTGCAGGAGGAGTAGGTGCGGGTGCAGTAGAAGCAACACTTGGAACAGATGGTTTAACTATTGCTGGTACAACAGTGATTGATAATGCTGGTAATATAACTACTGGAACCATTGATGCCACGGGTGATATTACAACTACAGCAAATATGATAGCTAGTGGAGGAGACTCTACTCAATGGAATACAGCTTATGGATGGGGTGATCATGGTAGTGAAGGGTATCTGTCTTCTTTTACTGAAACAGATCCTGTATTCACAGCTCATGCATCAAGTGGTATTACAGCAGCTCTAATAACTAAATGGAATAATGCGGGCGACGCTATATCAACAGACGGAAGTCTCGATCTTGATGGCAGCGGAACTGGTTTTGACGCCACTGGAATTATAACAGCCACGGGAGGTACTTCTACTCAATGGAATACAGCTTATGGGTGGGGTGATCATAGTGCTGGTGGTTACTTAACTTCTTACACTGAAACAGACCCTGTATTTGGAGCCCATGTTTCTAGTGCTATTACAGCCGCAGATATAACTAACTGGAACAATGCTCAGTCTGGAGGAGTTCCCGCAGGAGGTGTAGTTTCGGCAACAGGCGGTAATTCTACTCAATGGAATACAGCTTATGGATGGGGTGATCACAGTGCTCTTAACTACTTAACTGCTTATACCGAGACCGATCCTGTATTCACAGCTCATGTATCAAGTGGTATTACAGCGGCGCTAATAACTAAATGGAACTCAATACAGTCCGACGGATCACTTGTTATAGGTACTACAGGAAAGGGATTTGATGCGGCAGGTAATGTAGAAGGAACTGGCTTAAATTTAACAGCAAATATCACAATTGATAATGCAACGATTGTAGATAGTGAGGGTAATATAACTTGTGGAACCCTTGATGCCACTGGCGATATCACAACACTTGGAGACGTAACAGCTGATGGAGGAGACTCTACTCAATGGAATACAGCTTATGGATGGGGTGATCACAGTGCTGGTGGTTACTTACTTTCTTCCGCTTATGTAGCTAACTCTGCAACAGCAGATGGGTTTGTTACATCTGGAGCGGGTATGGATTCTAAGGTTTGGCAAACAGACGCCAATGGAGTTCCTGCGTGGAGGACTTCCATAAAAGGTTCCAATAGCGTTAGCCTTGATGAGGCCACAGGTGAGCTAACTATACCTCCGATAACTGAAGACGATGCTACTAGCTGGGATGCATCAGCTACTGGATTCACCTATGAAGATATAGCAGAAGCTACTACTCTTGATTGGCCTACGACTACTTCTATACGTTTGAATGGAGGATCTGGATTTACTATAGATGGAGTTTCCTATACTACTAACTTCCCTGCGTCATGGGTAGGTAAGACGTTTACAGGCAGCACGTCAGGCGGTATTTTCGTACTAACAACTGCAGCAGGCGGAGCTATTCAAGTTGTTGCACCTTCTAGCCAGACAGGTCAGGAAACTTCCGGAAACTGGAAACTTGAGTCTATAACCTATAATGCAACAACTGATAAATTAGCTCTCAGCTCTGGAGGCCCTCTTTTTGATGCAGGCTTTGCAACTGACGACTATCCAAACACGAGCTCGTTTGCAGGGGGTTATCGAGGAACAGGAAGCTATACAACTATACTTAAGTCGGGAGCTACGACTAGCTACACCGGCTCTGCTTCGCACAGAGTCTCAACACTCAACTTTAGTAGTGACGGCACCAAAATGTTTGTATGGAGTGTTGAAGATTTAAAGCTGTATCGTTGGACTTTATCGACTGCATGGGATATAACCACTGTTGGGGGTGGAAACTTTACAGTTGATTCTGGACAAGTTTGGGCACCCACAGAGCCCACTTTCCTTACTACTGTATGGGGAGGTGGTGTACCTAGTAATAGTATACAATTTAGCCCTGATGGAACTAAGATCTTTATAACCGTGGGCGAAAATACACAGCCCTCTAACGGATCTACTGTTTATGGCTACAGCTTATCAACTGCGTGGGACTTAACAACCATTAGCTACGATAGCTTGTTCAACCATGGGGTTATGTACAGCAAGGCTTTAGCTTTTAAGTCTGACGGAACTAAGATGTATATAGCGACCACCACGGTGAAGACATTCGATTTATCGACCGCATGGGATGTATCCAGCGCATCTGACGCAAGTGAGACCTTCGATCCGGCATCCAGTGCATTTGACTTTCTAAGTAACAACAGCGGCGGCATTCATGGTGTATTCTTCAACACACTCGGTACTAGACTACTTCTAAAAAGCGGGATCGAGTTGGCTCACTTTGAACTAGGGACTGCATGGGATGTTAGTAGTGCAGTAGATTCTCCTATATTCTCTACAATTGGGGGCAATTTTGGTTCTTCCATCGGAGGTTCATTTATTAAACCGGACGGTACTAAGTTTTTTCACATAGCAGGAAATTATACCAAAGCAAAGACGATTGGTGGAACAGTAGCTTCATTAGGCTATCAGCCTATGATTGCAAATACTACTATTGACACTAGTACGTGGGGTATTGTTAACAAGTTTACTGCGACTGACCAGAATGATAGTATATTTTATGCTATTTCTAACGATTCTAAAACTACTTGGAGCATTTTATCGAGTACTGCTAGCTCAAGACCAATTGCACGAGTGGATTCGGGAACTTGGCAGTATAATAGCAATCAAGTTTTTGGCTCTACAACTTGGACCGATGCTACCGTTAATAATGAATTTCAAGCTCTAAGAGAAAGTATGGCTGTTCCTAGTTCTGCTAATCAGATGACAGGTTCCGAACTGCTAAGTGTTACATCGTCATACCAGCTCACAAATGCTACTGCTTTAAACTTAGCAGTTATATTTAAAGATGGACCGGCAGTTGATGTTCCTACTTTTTCTGGTGTTAATGTAAATTACAGTCTTCCTATCTTAGCTTCTGCAAATTGGGCAGTTGATCAAGAAGGTGCCGTGATTAATGCTGGTAACTATGTAGGAGCAACTACAGCTAATGTAGTTTCTGCACTAACTGCCGGTACTAATATTACTATAGCTTCTGATGGAACTATTGATTCACAGGCAGTAATTGGTTTCGGAACACCAACAGCAGCAACAGGAGCTGTAGGCGTTACATTATCGGGCCCAGATACAGCTAAAGTCTTTGCATTCACTATACCTGCCGGTACGAATGGTACGAATGGTACGAATGGTACACCTGGTACGAATGGCACGGATGGCACGAATGGTACGGACGGCACGAATGGTACGAATGGCACGAATGGTACGGACGGTACAGATGGTGATGATGGTGTGGGTGTAGCAGCTGGCTTTGGAACTCCAACAGTAGCAACAGGAGCTTTAGGTATTTCTTCATCTGGTCCAGATACCAATAAAGTTTTCGCATTCACTATACCTGCAGGTCCTCCAGGTCCTTCAGGCGGACCTCCAGGCCCTCCGGGTGCAGCAAGTACTGCTCCAGGCCCTCCGGGTGCAGCAGCTGGCTTTGGAGCCCCAACATTAGCAACAGGAACTCTAGGTGTTGCTTCATCAGGCCCAGATACAGCTAAAGTCTTTGCATTCACTATACCTGAAGGACCTCCAGGTTCCGACGGTACGGATGGTACGGACGGTGATGCGGCCGGTTTTGGAGTTCCAACAGTATCAGAGGGGGCTTTATCGATTGGTACATCAGGTCCAGATACTGCTAAAGTCTTTGCATTCACGATACCTCAAGGACCTCCGGGACCTCCAGGTCCTTCAGGCGGGCCTCCAGGCCCTCCGGGAGCTCCTGGAGATGATGGAGATGACGGTGCCGATAGTACTGTAGCAGGTCCAGCAGCTGGCTTTGGAACTCCAACAGCAACAACAGGACCTATAGGTATTACCTTTTCAGGTCCAAATACTGCTAAAGTCTTTGCATTCTCGATACCTGCGGGACCTCCAGGTCCTCCTGGTGCAGCAAGTACTATTGTAGGTCCAGCAGCTGGCTTCGGAACTCCAACAGTAGCAGCAGGGCCTCTAGGTATTTCTACTTCAGGTCCAAATACTGCTAGAATCTTTGCATTCACAATACCTACAGGACCTACGGGTCCAGCAGGTGGCTTTGGAAATCCAACAGCAACAACAGGACCTATAGGTGTTACATCATCAGGTCCAAATACTGCTAAAGTCTTTGCATTCTCCATACCTGCGGGACCTACGGGTCCAGCAGCTGGCTTTGGAACTCCAACAGCAACAACAGGATCTATAGGTGTTACCGCATCAGGTCCAAATACTGCTAAAGTCTTTGCATTCTCCATACCTGCAGGACCTCCTGGTCCAACAAGTACTACACCAGGACCAGCAGCTGGTTTTGGTACTCCAACAGTAACAACAGGACCTATAGGTATTACATCGTCAGGTCCAAATACTGCTAAAGTCTTTGCATTCTCCATACCTGCAGGACCTCCTGGTCCAACAAGTACTACACCAGGACCAGCAGCTGGTTTTGGTACTCCAACAGCAACAACAGGACCTATAGGTATTACATCGTCAGGTCCAAATACTGCTAAAGTCTTTGCATTCTCCATACCTGCAGGACCTCCTGGTCCAACAAGTACTACACCAGGACCAGCAGCTGGTTTTGGTACTCCAACAGCAACAACAGGACCTATAGGTATTACATCGTCAGGTCCAAATACTGCTAAAGTCTTTGCATTCTCCATACCTGCAGGACCTCCTGGTCCAACAAGTACTGTAGCAGGACCAGCAGCTGGTTTTGGTACTCCAACAGCAACAACAGGACCTATAGGTGTTACATCATCAGGTCCAAATACTGCTAAAGTCTTTGCATTCTCCATACCTGCAGGACCTCCTGGTCCAACAAGTACTACACCAGGACCAGCAGCTGGTTTTGGTACTCCAACAGCAACAACAGGACCTATAGGTATTACATCGTCAGGTCCAAATACTGCTAAAGTCTTTGCATTCTCCATACCTGCAGGACCACCAGGATCGCCTACTACTCGTGCAGGTCTGGGTCTTGCCAATACCGACAATGTAGCTTTTGAAGGGCTAATGATTGGACAAACCAGCGGTGCAGTAGCTAATACTATACGCTGTAAGGGTGATATTATCGCTTACTATTCCGATGATAGATTAAAGGATAAGCTAGGTAATATTGAAAATGCACTTTATAAAGTAAATGAGTTGAATGGCTTTACTTTTACTCCTAATGACGAATCTGTAAGGCTGGGTCTCGATCCTCAAGGAAAAGTTAGGGTTGGTGTAAGTGCTCAGGAGGTACAAGCAGTACTACCTGAAGCAGTAACTGATGCTCCAGTTTTGAATGATCAGGGATACCTAACAGTACAATATGAAAAGATGGTACCACTTTTGATTGAAGCAATTAAAGAACTAAGTGCAGAAGTTAAAGAGTTGAAGGCTAAATTAGAGGGAGATAAGTAGTGGCATTAACAACAGCATATAATGCACTTACTCTAAATGCAATCCATGTAGAGGCAGGGGGTTCATCGGAAACCCAAGCCTCTATAAATGATGCAGATATTAGAGCTCTAATTGGTAAAGCAGAGGGTGTTCAGATGGCTTTTTCAGAGTGGTACGGAGCATCTTCTGGTGTCGATAGCCAAACGGTTACTGTAGGGCTTTACAATTCGGGTACCACTGTATACTATCGAGGTTTTAGTTCCGGGGTGGGTAGTATTTCTGATGGTACTTGTAACTTTAAGAGTGGTGCAAATATAAAAGCTCTGCATTATGCAGAGTTCAACGTCTTTGGAAACACTAAAACTATCCAATTTCAGCTTGAAGGTTGGCATGCAAACAGCGGGTTTACCACCATGACTATAGGATCAACAGCGTACGCTAGAAGTAGTATAGCTTCTTTTAATCAATATGATGCGCAGGGTTCCGAGCCTAAAAGAACGGCGTGGATTTGGATGACTACTACTAATCCTTTTGGTACAACATCAGGTGCTACAGTATCGGTGGTGTTCACATGAATAGAAGCTATACTATGGGTACTGAGGGCATCAATCGTTGGGCTATTTTTGATAAAAATGAAGTAGTATACCAGATACCCTTTACAGAAGATACAGATGTAATGCAAGAACTTATTGATAGTGCACTGCTATATCATGCAGAGCAAAACTTTTTTAAAGAGTGTCACTGCCGTGATGATATTTATGTTAACGAAACCATTGTAGGACAGGACTATAAAGTAGGAAGCTCAGAGGGCGCTGTGATATTGCAAGAGTTGCTTACAGCATTTCCTGCATACGAAAACTCCGTGAGTTCGGATTACGGTCTTATTGGTAGGTATGACGATAATACTAGTATCAATTCGTATGAATATGCTACAGGTACTTTACCCAGTAACTCAATACAAACAGACTTTAGTACAAATTATACTGCAAGTAACTTTAAATATTACGCTTTAAACTTTAATCTATTAAGCGAGGATATTTTATTAAAAGTGGTACTAGATGAGTACTCGGGTAGTAAACCTGACCTGCCCACGGGGTATAAACATTATACTACCACGCATTCCCAGAGTGGGACTTCCTCAGACTGGATTGATGTGTCTGTATCCGCAACTCCTAAACGCATAAAAGAGTTTTGTACTGATAAGAGTCTTCAGTACCCTCTACCTACAGATACTCACACAGACTGCGATGTTGTGTGGCAATGGAATTTTGCGTTTAATAAAAATACTTTAGCGTATGGAGTTGTAAAAGCATACGCACGTTATAATCCAACCGACTAATCAGCTCGGATTCGTTAAGGACAATACCAAAGTAAAAAAAGTTCTTGACATCTGATGTTAAGTTGGTTATAATTCTTACTATCTGGAAATAATTTCCACAAGTTCCAAAAAGGAAAAGAATAGGCAGTTTTATGAATATAATTTCACTTGTATCAGGAGATACTTTAGCAAACCTACAGATCTCTCTCGTAAGAGATGACACTGCCGCTGCGTTTAATATAAACATAGGCGTGGGTGGGACAATTACGTTAGCAATAAGAAAAAAGGGTACAACAGCAATATTAACTACTCTTACTTATGATACCAATAACTCCACTTTAGGTACCGGAAACTTGCAATTTGCATTAGGTCCCTGGGTTGCTACAGTAGAGGAAGGGTACTACGAAGGAGAAATTGAGATTGTATTTGATAACGGTACTCGACAGACAGTATTTGAACACGTTACTTTCCGAGTACGCACTCAGTTCTCATGAACATTATGTTCCAAAACTCAAGTTTTCACTATAATGGGTCAGTTAGGATATCAAAAGTATTGGTTATAAGCTCTCCTATTGCTATCGGTACTAGCAGTATAAATAAGCCCACTATAAAGAGGATTACTACACATAATCCTGTATTGAAATGAGACCCTAAATGAAACCAGTACTAAGCCTAGCATATGTAGTAGATTCAACCTCGCTAGGTACTATTAGTATAGAAAATGCTATTGCATTAGGTAACGTAACTACAGCACAAACATTAAGTAGTCCAACAGTCTCGCAACAGTTAATAGCAGCTCTTGGAAAAATACAACTAGCAGGCGCTTCTTTCTCTACTTTGAATATGGGAGCCCCTTTAATTAAGTCTCTAAACCTAGACTTGCTATTTAGAGGCCATAAGCACCTTTTTGACGAAGTTAACCTACTAAGTGCAACGAGTTTTGATATTAATAAGTCTCTTGAGGATGTTTCAGAGCTTTCTGATATTGCAGGTAAAGTAATAAATAAGTCAGGTATTTTTGATCTTATTGGTTCGCTAAACGATGAACACTATAGCAACCAAACGTTCAAGACACTAGAAGATTTACTTTTTTTGAGAGTTGAGTTACTTCCTTTCAAAGTAGAAAAAGGTCTAGTAGATATTCTTACTTTTGAAGAAGATGTTTATTTTAAGTGGTGGTCTGACTTAATTCAAGAGCATTTAGGTGTAGTAAATGCTAGTAGACTAGAAACAAGTTGGAACCAGTACACCCCAACACTAGATAAGCTGAATTATCTAGTTATAGGAGCAAAAACTTTTTTTGAGAAAGCCGCTGATACTTCAAGTGTAGGCTTATTCGTAGAGAGCGAACAATGGAAGCCCATATCAGCAGAAGATAAGTTAAGCACAGAAGGTTTAGATAATAGGGATATATTTAAAGATATACTTTACGATTTTCGTGGAGAAAGTACTTCAGAAGAGTCTGCGGGATTAGATGCTAATAGGATAGAAGATGGCACTAGCACAAATGTGGCGGACAAATGGAATTATCTAAATAGAGGGGCAAAGTTTTCAACTTTCCTCGGCAAGACAGATATTGCAGAGCTGGAAGAAGTACCTCTAGCTTTTAGATCTTTTAATACTGAAGATGAAACAGACTTTGAAGATATAAGCAGCCAAAATCTTAAATTAAACTTTGTAAATAATTTAAAACTTTACCAGGATAGTACTAATAACTATCGTTATAATACTTTAAACTGGCCTGGACAGTCAAGCTACTCATCTGCGATCAGTGGTCCTCTTACAGAAAGAGATATAGAACTAGCCATTACAGATTCTTCGAGGCGTGAGATAAGTTGGAGTCAGAACGCATTCTACACCGGAAGAAAAATGGACTACCTGAGTATAGGAGCCAAATTCTCAGTAGCAAATAGATTGCAAGATACAGTAGGTGTGACCTTCTTACCTTATTTTACTAAAGTTAGGGACGAATTTGATGAAACAGACTTTGAACATGTTGTTAGTAAGAATATTGAATTAAAATTTGCAGTAAATAAAACGCCTTATCTTTACTCACACGATATGGCACCCGGAGATAGTGGGTACTATATGCTTTTGGCAGCAAACGGCCGAAGCACTGGGCAGGGAATCGGGGCGGCTGCGTCGGGCATTACCGCAACTTATACAAGCGAGTATCACCCTAGTAGAGGCTTGTTTACAGACAGAGATATAGAGTTAGCTACTATAAAAAGTGCACGATGGGGTAATAATGAGTTCCCAGGAACAGGAATCTCTTTTAGCAAGTGGAAGAGGCTTACAGATATATTAACCGTAAAACAGTTAATAGAGCCAGTAAAGATTGTTTACGCTGAAGATGTAATAGACCCTGAAGAGCTTCTTCAACAGAAGACAGAATTAAGTTTCACACAGAATAAATTTCTATACTATAGTGGTGGTGAGCCTTACAGATGGTATCAAAATAGCAGTGGCTCAAGCCTTTATGCAACGTACATTAATAATGAAAATGCATCGAACAGCGCTATTACAGAGCGAGATACAGAATTGGTTCATGTATTTGCAGGCCGTGATCAGATGGCCTTTCAGCTACCCCTACCTATGCCACAACAACTAGCTAGCATAAAAACAGACTATGTATTAGCAGGGAAAGCTTTAATAGAACATGATGAGATGGGTTTTGCAGCTGATACGACAGCGTTATTTTATAGACTGAAGGCTTTAACCGAGGGAATAGATCCTTCAACCGGATACTGGGTTGCCGGTTACACTGACATGGCGTATAATTATGTTCCAGCTTATTATGTACCAGCGGTTTATGGAACTTTTGAACAAATCACAGACGTTGATGGAGGTGACGAAAGCGTTACTATAAATGGAGCTGTTGTTTTTCAAAGAAGAGATAAAAGACTAACCGATGCTCATATGGGCCTCGGTTTCGATATAGATAAAGCCTCATTCTTTGACCATATAAAAACTACTGTTCAGGCTCTAGCTAGCAAGATATTAGATCCACTTCCTGAAATTTTTACAGCTTTAGCAACTCTTGAAGATAAGCTTATATATAAAGATCTTAGCTTAACTCAGGTTAGAACTGTAGTACCAGCGCACTGGGAGTATAACGAGCAGGGAGTAACTGTTTTTGTTGCGGAGGAGATAGTACCATCACAAGGCTTTTTTAGAGCTGGTGTCGATGGAGGTGACGAAAGCGTTACTATAAATGGAACTACTGTTTCTCAAAGAAAAGATAAAAGACTAACTGATGCTCATATGGGCTTCGGTTTTGACATAGATAAACCTTTTGATGAAACTTTAAATATTTTGTCAAAACCAGAGTTATATAGACCTGAGTTTGCTTTTGATAAGTTTGAAGTTTCAAGCGCAGATGTTAGGGAGATACAAAAACGTATTGAACGCGACTACGATCTTTCAAATGGAAGTATATATGAGGACCTTTTAGTTGTACCAGATACTTTTGATAGGCAAGTAACGTACAAACGAGATTACCAAGCAGAAAATGCGTTAGCCGACGACAATTTTTCTGCTATTTCACAGAACTACTCCAATGATGGGTATTTTTCACAAGCATATGTCGGCACTACAATCACAGGAGATTAATTATGCATAAAGATGGAATGATGGCCAGAGGCACCGTTAACCTTGTTCTAAGAGATGAACAAGGTAAAGTAAAACAACACAAAACTGTAAGAAACAAAATTACAAACCAAGGTCTAGCACATATTGTGGGCCGTATGATTGATTCAGGGGAAGATCGTGAAGCATATGCATATGCTCCTTCAATGATGAAATTTATGGGACTTGGTATAGGAACGGGCTCAGGCTCAGCGTATGAAATAGATGGTATAGCGACTGCCGTAACACCTTCAGCTACCGACACCGCACTTCAGAAAGAAGTTACTTGCGGTACCGTTGCTAATCAGGAGCCTACAAGCGGTAAGAACGATGTAACACTTGCAGCTGATACGCCTTTACCTACTTTTCAATCAGGCAGAGTAGATATGTCTCGAACTGGAAATCTTCTTGCAAATTCTATCTACGGAGATGGACTTAGTACTGCTGCTGGAGATAATGTTGGGCATGTTGAAAATAAAATCTATCAAGCGAATGAATACCCTGCAAACTCGGGAGTTCTTCAAGAAGATACAGGAGTTACACCTGAAGGTAGTTATGTGCAATCAGATGGTACAATTGCAACTGTCGGTTCAGTAGCTCAGACTCGGAAATCAGGTGATCGCTTAGTATATCGCGCTTTCTTTGGTGAAAACCATCCTTCTATGAGGGGTATTACAGGCGGTTCAGAATCTTCAACTGCCGCTGGTTCTAATGGTCCTGTATCTCTGCCCATTACAGAAGCGGGTATTTTTAATAAACAAGCTATGATAGCAGCAAACGGCAGAATAGGTTCAACAGATTTCTTAGGCCACAGCAGTCAGTTAGGTCTTAATAAAGATCAGAGCATGCTATGCCGCACCAGGTTTAAGCAAGTAAACAAAGCCCCTCAGGATAGTCTGCAGGTAACTTGGTCCATTAAAATAGCAGATCAGACTTAATAGGGGGATAGAGTGTCTACTTACTACTCACCTGTCCTAGTTCTAAGGGTTCCTACTGGCATACCTCTGTCAAATCAGCAGGTGGACGATAACTTTTCTAACTTATTGTCAGGGATAGATACGGTAAATAGCGATGCTATAGCTTTATCAGCTTTAAAAGCTACTATCACCGACCCAACCTTTTTGGGCCTAGTAAGAGGACCTACTGCTCTAAATAGTGCTACAGGTCCTATACTAACGACTATAGACTTTTTAGATACAAGGCTTGGCGCTTTAAACGATGCGTTGTTACCTGCTACAACTGCTACAACTAGCACTGTAGCAGGTGTAACTACGTACTCGGGTATTGATATTGGTAGTCCTACAAAAAGATTTGCAAATTTATATGTTAAAGCTGGTAAGTTTGCGGCAAATACTATTACACTGGGTGATGTAGATATCTCTGCAAATGATGATGGAGGTATAGTACTTCCTGCAAATACTTCTGTAGGTGCAGACGATAACATTATACCGACAAACTTGGCAGATAAAATAGAGCTTATTAGTTTAAGTGCTACGACTGCTACTGCTGCGGGTGCGGGAGGCCTTGCCTATAATAACACTACGGGTGTATTTACTTTTACTCCCGGTAACCTCGCTGATTTTGCAACCGAAGTATATGTAGATACTGCGATAAGTAACTTGGTCGATTCAGCCCCCGGCTCATTAGATACCCTAAATGAGCTCGCTGCTGCTTTAGGCGACGATAGCAACTTTGCCGGCTCTGTAACTACTAGTTTAGCAGCTAAAGCATCGATCACCTATGTAGATAATGAGATTGCTTCATTATCTACATTACACAGCCCAATTTTTACAGGTATTCCTACAGCACCTACTGCTGCCCCTACCACAAATACTACTCAGCTAGCAACTACCGCTTTTGTTCTTGCAAACAGTGGAGGGTTGAATATAGACGGAGGAACTGCAACAACTACTAGGAATACTTCTACAATAGCCCTTAACGGAGGGGGAGCATAACATGGCAGTACAACTTCAAATTAGGCGCGATAGCTCATCAAACTGGTCCAGCGCAAACCCCGTATTAGCAGATGGCGAGCTAGGCTAC